GTTCTCCTTCGGGTTACAGGTTTCGCGTGAAACCTCATTCAACCCGACGGCAGTCACCCTTGCAACCGCTCGCGCATTTCGTTTCACATCCCTTTTCCTCGGCTCGCCGGATCGCTTCGTCGATCAAGGATTCCTCCAGCTTGAGAGGGTTGATCTTCCAAGCCAGCTTCCAGCCCGCCGCAGTCGTTGCCGCACTCGCCGCGATTCGCAGCTTCTCAGCCCACGTCCATTTCTCCGAGTTCGCCTTTACGTTCTGCAGGATCCACGCGTACCGATCCGGCGACCGGCAACCTTCGACTCCCCAATAGTCCATCTGCAACGCAACTGCCTTGCATGAACACCCTGGCCGCTCCGTGACGCCGATCGACTCCAGCAGGTGAAACATCTCAGTACCCGGACCGAATCCAGGAGGCCACGGAATAACAGGCGACTCGGGACGGAAATCAGGATCCCGCGAAAGCACCGTGAAGCCGTACTGATTCGGCGCATGGTAGGCCACGAACCAATCTGGGTTCGCCTCGATGAATTGCTGCATCCCGGACCACATGCCCGCTTTGCCATCGTCGCCGATTTCGCCGTTCGCTTGGGTGTCGTGCGCCGCCATGAACCGGCAATGCGGACCCCACGCGGATAGCTCGGCCAATAGTCGTTCGCCGTTCGCTCGGGTATCGAAGAACGCCAAATCGCATGGCTCCGGATCCCTTGGGCGATCGTGGTCCCAATGAACCACCTTGGCCCCGAACCGCTCCGCGTAATCCTGAATGGCGTCTACTTCCTCGTTGTAGCTCACAACCTCGGCACCGGACGCAATCCACGCAAACACCGTTTCCCGCCGCTTCGATAGCTCGACGATCTTCTTGCACTTCGAGCCAAAGCCGATCATCGCGTCGAAATGCTCGTTGATGTCCCTTGGGTTCACGCGAAGAAATTCCATCACGTGCGATAGGTCGAACACGTGCGCCGGCTGTGGGTGAATCACCGGACGGCCCGATACCGCAACAGGAGGCCCCGCCGCTGGCCGATAGTTCACAGGATCCGCAACGATCCGATCCCACTCGCCCAACTGTAATCCCTCGGCGATGAAGTGATCGCGGATGCCATCCAGGGGCAACCCTAGCTCGTTGAAACCTAGAACGTAGTTCCGCACCTTCCCTTGCATGGTGAATCGATAGCGGGCACCTTCCGGGCGTCCGAACCGATGCCACCATCCAAGGGAAGGAAACATCAGACAGCGCCGGCCAGCCTGCCGGTACTTCTCGTGGATGTAGCCTTCCTCGCCGCCGAACTCCAGGAAATCGCGATTGAACCCAAGCCACGAATCACGCATCGCGGAGAACATCCCCAGCCCCTGAGCCGGAATGTCGTAGGCCAGTCCGCATCGGCTCGATCCGGTGTACCACGGATCCAAGAGCGGTTCCCAGCCCATCGCACGCAATCGCGGCTCGTGCTGCTCGTATGGTATCTCCGGCCCGTCAACGCGGATCATATCCTTCGTGTAGCCGACTTCATAGAACGCACAATTGCCGGTCGTCTCATCCCTGTGGACCGATCGGACTGAACCGCTCGGATTGGTCCACGCGGTCGCCCAAATCCCCCACATCTGACCACGCCACGTCAGATCAAAGTGAGTCATGCCCCACTTGAGATTGTCTTGATAGATCGGACCCGTTATCAACGCGTCTCGGGCGTCCGTCTGGTATGCATCTTCCAACCTGCGAAGGAATCCAGGCGATAGTAGGACGTGGCAATCCATCACCAGAACATACGGAAAAGCCGCATTGTCGAAGATCGCTTGCCTTGGTTGGGTGGTCGAATTCGGTCCGGTGTACTCGATGAAACGCACGCGACAATCCGGCTTGCTCACGTTCCCGCAGAATGTCTTTAGGTGCGCCGAATGGCTCGATCCGGGCGACGAATCGATAACAATCACTTCCCCGACAAGCGACGCATCGGGCGAACCAAGAATCGATTGGATCGTAAATACCGCGCCGTGATAGTCCTCGAAATGGGCCATGCCAATCGTAAACTTGACGCTCATCGGATCTCCTAAACTGGCTCGGTGGTTGGCGGTGCGGTGGTTGTTGTGGTAGTGCAAACCACACCGAAGCACGGCCCGGCAGTGAACACGCCGCCGATACTCGTGCAATAGGATTGTGACACTACCGACGCAATTCCATTTTTACAACAGCAACCATACTGCGGGCAAGGATCCGGACTGCATGACGTGCCGCCGCCCTGCCAAGTATTCCGCACGTTCAACCTCGCCAAGCACTCTGCCTGAGTCAGCACCACACACGGAAGCGAAGTACCTTGATCGCTGATACCGCAACAAGCTCCGGTTGGCGGTGCCGTCGTGCTCGTGGTGGTACTCGTGGTCGTGGTCGTGCTCGTGGTCGTTGTGTTGCAATTGATCTCGGAACACGTCTTTCCGGGATAGAACGAACCAGAGCATTGTCCAGGAGTCGTGACGTTGGAACACGCCTTTTGCGACGGGCTCCCGATGTCGTAGCAACACGCACCCCAAGCGGGCGTCGTCGTGGTCGTCGTGCTTGTCGTGCTTGTGGTGGTGCTCGTGCCAGACCCGCACGGGGTCTGCATGATCTCGCAATCACCGGATCCTGTTTGCGTCGGCTTGGCACACGGACAAAACGCCGGGCACGGACTCGCGACAGCAGGCACCCAATCGGATATCGCAGCATTCCACCGCCATCGACAATTGGCATTGCAGTTCGCCGTAGTGGTCGTACACTTCGCGCACGGACTCGCCGGACTCGATGGACTGCAGGAAGTGTAAGCCACTTGGCCGCATGATGTCGGCGCGAAGTTCGGGTAGGGGCAACGTGCATCACCACAAGAACAAGGATCCGAACCGCGTACACTCGGATGAGGGCAGTTGGAACAATACGTCGGATCATCCGGGTAGAAATTCGCAGCCGCTGGACTCGGGTTCAAAACGGTCGTTGGCTCGGGTCGTCGCATCCATCGAATTCCGCAACCGTCCCAATCGATCGCCTCCCACCGACACGCGGGCAATTGTGCGCATGGAGTCGTCGTGGTCGTGATGCATTGATAGGTGGTCCCGGTGATGCAAGGCTTCTGCGCCTCCATCTCGGTTTCTATCGCACCGCTCGAAGAGAATCCGGGCACCACACCAAGAGCGGGACAAAACGCGGAACCCGTGCACGTGTCAAAATACTTCGGCGAAAATGGGAACTGCGGACTATCCGGATTCGCTGTATTGCAGTCGATATACCAGCCGCAGATACCATATGCTCCGAACGCCGCCGTTGTTGTGGTCGTGTTGCAGTCGCAAGTCGTGGTCGTACACCGATCGACGGAATCATACGTTTGCCGGTCGCAATAGGTGTAGGTGCAATCCCCCGGCAACGATGGACAAAACGCCGGACGCGGGCACTGGCAAGCCACCGTCGTACTTGTCGTCGTGGTCGTGCTCGTGCAAGGGCAGGGAGTTGTGGTTGTCGTGGTCGCTGGTGCGGTCGTGCTCGTGGTGGTTGCCGTGGCGCAAGTGTCCGTGCTCTTGGTCCAGGTGACGCCGCCGGAACTCGTCCAGTAGCAAGAGCCCTGGCAAGCACTCAAGCCCGGATTGTTCGGCAGTCCGCTTGTCGTTGTCGTCAGACTCGGCAACCCGGACGCGTTCAAGATCGAAACGCCCGATTCGTGCCGATCCGGTCCGGCACTTTGCCATACGCCGGAATCGTCCTGCGATACCTCCCACGAACCAGCAACCGGAACCGCCCTTTCCTTTGCGTCGATCGATCCTTTCGCCCGCACCATCGGTAACCGCTGGATCGTCCCATACCCGCACGAGGCCACCGCGTAGGCGCCGTTGAAAACGAACGGACCCGCCCCTTCCGGCTTGCGGACCGTCAGGTAGGTCTCCGAACCATAGGCCAGCGTCCCGGTTACTTCCATACACGCAAACGCTGGGATTTCCTCGCAAGCAAAGTTCACGAACCCAAGCGGCTTCCCGGACCCAGGACGCACCAACCAAGCCCGCTTCGTATCGCTCTCGTAATAGCTGTTCGTCGGGTCGGCAGTGATCGCCGTGAATGCCGTGCCGCTTCCATCCATCGCCCACGAACCAGCAACCGGACCAACACCGTTTCCGATATCTAGGTCCGCATCGTCGACCCTGGCCAGTGCCGGATAGCTCATCACGCAACGGCCATAGGCTCCATTGGGTACGGGCGTTTCCAGGTTGAAAACGATCCGCGCCGCATCCTGTGCCAACGCATCCTCGGCGGTCGGCTTGCGGATGCTCAGCACCATATCGGAATTACGATCGGTCGCCGCATGATCGCCCTGCGCGTCAGGCTTCAACGCCATGCACGCGAACGGCGGAATCGTCTCGCCGGTATCGTTCAGAAAAGAGAATGTCCGCAATTGCCGTTCGAACATCAGCGGCCCCTCTTCTTCTGCATGTCGTCGATACTAAACTTCCGGACCATCTGCACCAATTGAACCTGCTCGACCATCTTCATCTTCTCTTCGTAGGTCGTGCGGTCCTCCGGTCGCTCGGTCTGCCACTCCAATTGAGTCGTACATTCCCCGCGCTCGCTCTTCGACAATTGCACGGACCGAATCGCACCATCCACATCGTAGTTAAACACGAAGCCACGCATCGGAATCGTTGCTGCCTCATTGGCGACGTACCGCCGCAATTCCTTCTCGCAGTAGTACAGCGCCTCGCGTTCGAACTCAGCGTAATCGGTCTTCGACTCGCCCGCCTCGGTCAAAGCGAACTCGTACTCCAACGCCGGCGCGTCGATCGTCTTCACCAGTCCCGGAACGCCATTCGGCAAGCGGTACCAATACTGCTGTTTGAGCGGTTGCCGTTTTTCGATGTCGCGAATCACGAACGACGTTCGCAGGAACAGCAACGGCGCCGCACGCGATGCCACCCCGTTTGCGTCACGATTCAAGTAGATAACCGGCTCATCGAATTTGACGATCCCAGTTTGCAGATCCAGCGAGAACCGCCGACCGTCTTTGTTGCCTCGATTGTTCGGATCGTCGTAGCCGCCGCCGTAGATTAGCTCGGGCGTTGTCGCTTCCACATTGGAGGTCGTGCCGAAGTGTCTTGCGTTGTCCGGAATGCTCGCGGGTTTCGTGCCGCTGTTCTTCGCCCCTTGCTTGCGGTCGTAGAAGTACCCAAGCACCTGCGCCGGCTTGCGGTCCGGTCGCCACTTGTCGGAGAAAAAATCCAGGCCAACCTGGGCGGAATCGAGGGGTAGGATTCGCGTCCGATCGTCCAGGCGGAACACCTTATCGACGTACTGCAACGCCGCTTGGCCGGAACCTTGCGCCGCTTGCTCCCACGCCTTTTGGCTCTTGGAGAATTGCGACTTTCCGGGCAGTTCTTGGTCGTCCTCGACGATGCGAAACGTCTTCCAGATCGTCGCTCTTGCAAGATCGCGGTATTTTGCATCCACCCCCATGAAGCTCTCTGGATCTTCATTCTCCCAGCCGTTCGCTGGTTTGTAGCTCAATTCATCAATCGGCCATGCGTATGCGTCCGCGTCGAATCGCTCGTAACCCACGGGCTCCAATCGCAGATCCCTTTGGAATCGAATCGGAGCACCTTGGACGCAAAGCCACTCGGGCACCACTGGAGGCTCCGCCGTGTAGGTCGACTCGCTTACCCGCCGATCGTTGAACGGTGGGGCGATGCCGTCTCCGATCCGCACCAGCCGCGTTCGATCATCCAACCCTAGCACCAACTGCAAGCCGACCGAATCCAAAAGAGCCTGCAACGCGGATGCCGCCGGTACGCCAGCCCATTCCGTCGGCGGTGTAATCTCGGGCACCAATGACAGATCCACCCCAACCTCACCAAGAGCATCGAAGCAATCTTGAACCATCTGCCGCAATGTGTACCGCTTGCCGTTCTGCATGTTGAACGCGCCAAAGACTACCGGATACTCCCAGCGCCAGCGACGGTCCTGAACCACCACTTCCCGCATCTTCCCGGCACCCGGCGGAATCACCGAACGAACCACCCTGCAGTCACTCAAGCGGATGAAATCGCTTCCGTAGGAGATAACCAGCGTTCCGAATTGCTCGATCGGCGCCGCAAGGATGAACCGCATGGAAACGATGCCCGGTTGCACGCCCGCCGCGCGAGTCATCGAACACGCACCGTCAGCCGCGTAGCCGTTCCATCGGAAGATCCCTTGCACGTCCATCGGCCAACCTCACACGTTTCACGCGAAACCCATTCGGAACTATAGTTCGCCTATGTCGACAACTGGCCGAAGGAAGTCTCCAAAACCAGTCCAGGATACTTCGCCCGAACCGCCTCCAGCCGATGGAGGATATCGGCAACGCTCGCGTGTCCCTCGGGCTCACAATCGACCACCCAGCACCAGCCGTCCGGCATGCCGAAGCGGCCATCCCTCGCAAGGAATCGCACCGGATGAATTGAATCCAACCAACCCGCCGTGATTGCCCGCTCGACCTTCTGGCCGATCAGGTGCATATCGTCCGGATGTTCGGTCCCGGTCCTGAGAATGACGGTCAGCCTCATGGACTCACCGCCACGGGCGCCAGATGCCCGATCGTCAGCGTGATCCGATCAGAGAACGGAAGCACGGAGAGAACTCCCCGCAACTCGCGTTCGGTCAGCGTCCACTCATCCAGCCGAACCAGCCACCAAAACTCGTCCTCAGTTTCGAAAGTCTGGCCACCGATCGCGGTATCGATCGCGTCAGCGTCGCCTGTCAGGATTTCCGCCGATAGACCAGACTTGTCAAGCCGAACGGTCGCTAGGTAAATCACGAAATAGTCACCCCAAATCCAAGATCCAAAGTCACGTCGGCCAATCTCGCACCGACCAACACAACGCCAGCCGTCCAGGTGATCTTATCGAGTGGATCCAGAATTGTCCCCCCCGGATGAATATCAGCCGCCGCGATTGTCTTTGTGGTCGCCACCCGTCCGAAATCCGCGATGCCACCCGGCTCTGCGGTCAGCTTCGTGGAAATCCCCGCCGACGATTCCCAATTGAGTCTCGCCCGCGAACCAACCTTGACCGTCGGAATCGCTGCCGCCTTCTGAACGGTCACGATAGCCCCGTCCCTGGCCGTCAAACTCGTTGCGCTCGATTCCAAGTACAACTCGCCACCGCTGCAGAGAATCGTGGTTACGGTCACGGTAGACGCCACGGAGACCACCGGACGGGCACGGCTCGCCGGTCGTTCGATGATGTCCAAAGTCGATACTGCCGCACTGCTCGGGTCGCCCAACTGCACCGACCCGCCGTAGACCCGAACGGCACTGGACGAATCCAAGCCGTAAATCTGAACCGGGTAGCCTTCCAGCGTGTTGGCCGATGTCTGGTGAACTGTCACGGTCCCAGTCCCGTCGTTCAAATCGAGCAACACCCGCGAAGCACCGATCCCAGATCCCTCGCCGATCGTCACAACCAGCGTTCCCGATCCGTTGCCAAGCGTCAGGAATCGCGTGCGGTATTCCGGGTATCCGTTCGCATTGGTCGCCGGTAGCCCGATCGCACCGGTGTAGCTCGCCTTGATTGTCAGGCTTCCGTAGTTCGTCGTGTCCGTCAGTCCGTACAACACGGAGACCGCCGAATCCTCGAACACCAAATCGTCGGACGCACTCGGAAGCGATGCACCGGACCAGTTCGCCGCCACGTTCCAGAAATTCGGACCGCTCGCCGCTGTGATCTCGGTCACGGTCGCCGTGCCGCTTGTCGCGCTCGCCGTGATCGTGTGCGGAACCCCGGACGCCACCGCCGTAAGTTGCAACCCGACCAGCGTGCTCGATTCGATCCGCTGCGCCGCGATTAGCTCGGCATGCTCCGGCTCGGGCGATGCCTCCCACGCTGCAATCAATCCATCGATGATCGTCGCTAGGCTGGAGGTAGTCGAAGTGTATGAGACCGTCTTGCCGTTGATCGTCACCGAGTAGGTATGCGAACCGGTCGCCGACCAAGTGATCTTGGTCACCTGTGCAACGCTCGCCGCCCGTCCAGTCCAAGTCTTTGTCGCCATCTATCAAACCCTCCGGTGCGGTAGTCCCCGCAATTCTTGATGCCATGCGAATTCATACCGCCAACTGATTTCATACTCAGAATCGATCCGGCCCAATACCTTCGGACTGCTGCGGCCAATCGTCGGCTTCTTCATCAACGCAAACGGCCACAACGCTGGAGGCGGTGTCGGGTATCCGAACAGCCCCACGGCCCGCCCGCTCTGGACGTACCGATAGGGCGCGTTCTGCGTCCCTACCTGTCGCTCGGGTTGGTTCACCGATCCGCCAACATAGACGTACTCGATGCCGCCTTCGCCTTCCTCGACCGATTCCGAGAACTCAAGCAACCCGCCACCTGTCCCCGGAACCTCGGCTTCGTAGACCACGCGGTAACCCTGCCCGGTCGCGTATACGTCGTCCGCCTGATTCGGTAGCGAACTATCCACGAGGTACGGACCCAATGAGCATTGCGACGCCAGCAACCGCATTGCCGTCGGGATGTCCGATTCGTCCTCAAGGAACACTAGATCGACGTTCGGCTGGAACCAGCTTTGCCGCTTGAGAATCTCGGCGGTCATGATCGACTGCGTAGCTCGGCCACTCTGCAGGACGATCCTGCCGGAAACGTCCCAACGCTCGCGATACTTCGCAATCTGCCGCGACACGTCGTAAACCGGCGAATAGGTGATTGCCGCCACCGCTTCGTTTTGCGGTAGGATGTTCGGACCAATTTTCAATCTCATCCGCCGTTGGCCCTCACCGTTTGACGTGCCTGGATCTTGGTAATGTCCGCCGTCAGTTCCTGAACTCGGGCGTTGATCGCTTGGATGTCACGGCCAATGCCCGCTTGGATGTCGCGGGAAATCCGTTGTGCTACCTGCTCGGCATTGCTTGTGATCTGCACTTCGTAATCGATCGCCGATTCGACTTCGATCGCAAGTGATTCCCGCATCTGTTCAAGGGCACTGACGCGCCGGCCCGATGCTTGCTCGATCCCCAACGCACCAACGCCACCGGCTCGCGCTCGCTGGATCGCCTGCAACTCAATTTCCGCGTCGATCTCTTGCGATAGGCCACGCAACCGGCCCAACTCTTGAGCGCTCAATTGTTGGCCTGCCGCAAGCCGTTGCCGAAGCATGACAATTTCGGACTGTTGCGATTCATCCATCAAGCCGAAACGGACGATCGCCGATTGCGTCGATTCCTGCTCCGCTTGGATTCTCTGCTCAACCGTCCGCAACGCCTCTTGGTTCATCCGGATCGATTCTTGTGCGGCCTGCTGTTCTGCCTGGGCAATCCGCTGAGTCATGCCGAGTTCTTGCTGCAGGAGGCTAAACCGCCTTTCACGCGCGGCCTGCGAACCCTGGAGCGATGCCGATTCAAGCGACGCCATTTCACGTTGAATCGATTTCAGTCGCTCTTGATCGGAAAGCCCCTCGCGTTGCTGCTCCCAGATCCTGGCCGTCAGGTCGTACTGGGCGCGAAGCCGTTCATTCAATTCCGATTGTGCTTGGTTCTTTGCTTGGTCGTCGGCTTCCTGGATCGCTCGAATCTGCCGCAGTTTCATCAACTGCTCATCAAGTGCTTTACCTCGGCCACGCTCCGCTGCCAACTGGCCACCGGCCACCACATCGGCGAACGGGTTGAATCGGCTAGTCCCGATCGTCTCAACGAACCCACCCGCACGGGCACCACCACCCACGCCAAACTCTAGGGCCTCTTGTGCCGTCTGGAATGCTGATACCAAACCGAACGCTGCACCAGCCGCCGCCGCCAATCCGGCCCCCAGAGTAGTCGCCGCTGTGCCTCCAACGCCCGCCATGCCGACCCGCGCACCCATCGCCGCAACGGACCCCGCGCCGGCCATCATCGCCGCACCGCCACGGGCCACGGCACCACCCAAGCCAGTCAACTGCCCGACGCCCTCAACCGCCGCGATAGACGCCCCACGCATGCGGGCAACGTTCAACGCCTCTTGCGCCGCTGTCGCTGCAACGGTCGCCGCATTGAAGAGCCGCATCGCCTTTTCCATGCCCAACAATAGCTTGGTACCGCCCACCGTAAGATCTATGGTCCCCTGCATGGTGAGCAAGGCGTCCTGCACCTTCTGCAGTTCGGTTTCCCCGGTCAAGCCGAAGAACACGAAACCACGTGCCAGCTTCATCACGCTTTCGGATGTCTCGCCGAACGTCTGCAAGATCTCACGCCCGGAACCCTGAGCGGTACCCAATTGCCGGGAATACTCTTGGAGGGATTGCGTTTGTTGCCTCTGTGCCTGTTGGGATGCACTAGCTGCCTCCCTCGCGTCGGCTTTCTGCTGGGCAGTCATTGCCCGCTGTTGCTCGCGAGAACGCTTGCGGGCTTCCGTGATCTTCGCTTCCTGCTCAATCACAACCCGCGAACCGCCTTGGATCGCCTGCTGTAGTTCCTCGATCGATTGCTTCGATGCGCCGGCCTGGGTCGCCTGCTCTTGCTCGACCCTCGCGATAGCCGCAGCAATCCGGTTCGCCGCCTCAATCCGCTTCTGCCCGAAGTCCTGCTCAGCGATGAACCCCTGCTCCATCAACCGTTGGATTTCCGATTGATGCTTGGTCGCAAGAGTGACTTGCAGCTTCTGCGATGCCACTAAATCGCGGGTAGCCTGTGCCCCAAGCGTCTCGGTCGCACCGCCACGGATGCCTTGCTGTGCCTCGGCGATAGATTGGCCGAACTGCCGGATCGTCTGTTGGGCCTGCGGATCCGCTTTTGCGGTTAGGAGGAATTCGACTTCGCGCATCTCATTTCCTCGCTATGGTCGCAATCGTCATCACCATTTCATCGCGGGCAATCTTATCGAGCCGGGCTTGCTGTTCCTCAAGAGCCGCAAACGCACCCTGAAGGAAATCGTCCCGCCGCTCGGCCTCCGTCAAAGTCGACTGAGCACGCCAGAGCGTCAGCACCGCATCCTCGCCGGGTGTCAAATCCGGTTCGTCCTTCCAATGCCCCTTAGCGCACCCGATCGAACATTCGCACGGAGTCAGCCCCCGACGTGGTTCCGGCAAGCCTACTCTATCGAGTATCACTTTTCCGGATTCCTCATCGAACATCCACGCCCGGCAGTCGCGACACTTGCGGAACGCAACCGCCGGATTGAACGTCCGAACGCGTTGGGCTCTTAGGATTTTCCCAGTAGCTCATCCCCCGTTTTGGACGCCTTCAGCGCATCCGACGCCCGATCCCCGCGAATGATCCGATACATGGCCACGAGCAGCTTTTGCTTCAGGCACCGCATCGAATCTTTGCTTGGCGGTACTGCCTCGCTCCATCCCGTGACGTGATCGGCCACGATGTCGCAAACGAAAAGATACGCCTTTTCAGCGTTCGGCTCTTTCGCCACCATGTCGGTGTAAAGGTCCGCCTTTTGGCCTAGCATTGGCCGATAGGTGAAAGATAGCTCGCCGTGAATGCCTTCAACCTCGGCGATATACCCTTCCTGCGCGATGCCGTCCCGAATCAGATTGCTTTTCCAGTCGCTCATGCCGTACCTCAATAAAATTGGGGGAAGTCGAAACCTCCCCCAATCGTAACAATCTCGAGCCAATCGGCAACGGAATCGCGTCACGTAACTTTCCACATTTGCAATTGAGCGTCTGCTGCCGTCGGGCTCGAAATCGTTGCGGATCGGTATGCCTCAATCGTAACCGGAAACGTGATCCGGCCAGTCGCGGGGATCGTCGGGCCACTGTTCGCCGGTAGCTTGGCGTTGCCGAACTGGAAATTGTAGGTCGTGGTGCCGTCGCTCAGGGCCAGCTTCGCCGCTGCACCGGCAAGCGCCGCACGATACAACGCCGCATTGTCGGAGTTGTAAACGCACTCAAGCTCCAGCCGAACGTCCAAGTCCTGCGCCTCGAAGTCGGCGGGCGTGATCGCGTTCTGGTAGTTCTGATCGTCCAGAACGTTGTCGATCGTCAGCCGAAACGACTTGATCTTGTACGTCGTGGAGTTGTAGGTGAACGTCGCATCAGAGAAGAGGAAAGACGTTTCGCAAGTCGGCGCGGTCGCTGGCCAACTCGACCCGAACGTCGATTCCGCTCGCCCCATCAAGTTCATGCTCCAGTTCACGTACTGCTGTTCGGACCCGCTGATTTCCAACGAGGACGGCCAAACCTCGTAAAGGAACTTCGCTTGTACCTTGTCCACCAGGGCGTAGAACTTGGTCAGCGCCTCGGCAGGTAGCCACGGATCCGCCGCCGTCCCAGTCCCAGCCGAACCACCGACCGAACCCACCACGCGACCCAGTAACCAGTCGATTTCAGTCGGCCCAAAATAGCCGCTGATTGCCCCGGCGGAAACGTCGCTGGAAATCCTTGCCCGGCAACTTCGCCGCTGCCGACTACCTCGATGCCCGTCCTCGCGAACGAAAGTACGGTTCCCGACTAGGGAACACTCACGCACGGAAATGTACAGCGGGTTCGTGGAAATGGCCGAATTGTCGGCCAGCATGACGCGGGATGCACTCGATTGGCTCATTCTGTGGTTCCTCCGTGCCGACGATTAGAACGCCTCTGGAGTCACTTTACGCGGGGATCGAAACCGCCCACGGAAAGCCGCCACACCTTGCCATCGATCCGCGTCAGGAAATCCTCACCAGCCGTCGGGAATCGGCTCGCAGGTTCCACGGTACCGCCGCCCAAGATCGATTCGGCTTCCTCTTGGGATCCGGCTTCGATCCAGATCGCCAACCCGTTACGATTGCCGTTGTACCATCCGTCGACGATCGCTTTAGAGGTTTCGCGTGAAACCTGTGGAACGTCGGTCGCTTTCTTGTCCTTGCTCATGGCGATGGTGCCCCTAATGTCGAAGTGTCGCGTCGAAGGTAAGTTACGGCCACGCTCACGGTAACCGCCGATACGTCGTAGCCTGCGTTGAATGGATCATCCGGGAATTGTGCCCCCTGCTCCGCGTCGGTCCGCTGGAACACCATTGCGTCCTCAGCGCTCAGAGCAGTAGTAAGGTTCCGCATCGGAACGGGTGCCGCGCCATGGGCCTTGGTTTTGAAGATCGCCATCACCCTTTCGGATACCGCCAAGTGATTCTCAAGCCCGTCGGTCAAGTCTTGGTCCTTCGGCTCGACGAACACCACGGCTACGCGGAAGATGATTTCGTCGCGGGTGTTTTCGTGGTTCGGATCCGTCCGGCCAGCGGGCACAACCCAGATACCGGGTTCCCATGACTTGCCACGATTATAGGCTTTCTTCCTCATTGTCGGGTTGAACGATGCCAAATCCGCGTCGGCATTTAACGAATCGCGGACTGCGGTCAATACTTGATAATGGCGACTCTCCAGCGTCATAGGTTGCATCCTGTGAATGGAATATCTGCAAGCCGTTCTCGAACCGGTACCGCATTACCTCGACCTTTTCCTTCGTGCCCGGCAGTGCAAAGGTAGGGTGCCCAATCAAGTCCGGTTCCATCGGCTCGTCACGCTCCGGCAAGTGATCCTCGTTCACCTCGGGCTCATCGCCGTCGGATCCGAAGATCGAATCTAGATCAAGTCCCCACCATAAGCTCAAAGCATAGATCCTCGAAGGGCTTGCGAATCGATTCTAAGTTCTCTTCGTGGACGTAGTAGAACTCGCGGGCAGGGATGCGGGAAGTCCCGAACTGCTGATACTTTGCGTACTCGATATCGACTCCGGCACGCATGGACCGCGGGCCAATCTCCATCCGGCCACCGTCGGCGCCTCGCTGAGTCGATGCCGCAAGCATCCTGCCCGATAGAATCAAGAGCGGATGCGGGCCATACCTCTGGACCGTGTAGGGTGCATGCGGTGGCCAGATCGCCGAGGAACTGTCGCGAGTCTTTGTGAAGTTGTCCTTTATCGCGCCGTAGAACTGGGGCGTGATACCGTCGAACGCTTGCTCTAGGGACGCGCTCCCAAGATCGTCGGCGAACTGCCCTAGAACCTGGACCGCATCTTCTGCCCGGAATCGCTTTGGGATCATCGCGACGCCTTCGCCGATCGTCGGCACATGCAACGCCACTGGCTGTAGTCAACCGTACGTTTGACCGATCGGATGATCCAATCGACTTCGATATTCAGTAGATCCCCCGGAACGGGCTCAATTACGCCCTCGCCATCCATCAGCGTTTCCGCCCAAATGACGAACACTTGATCGGTCACGTCGTACCCTACGGATGTTGCCGCCGCGATGATCTTCTCATCGTGCGTCGGGTTGCACCGTAGAACCTTGACGCCACTAGCCGGCGCGGTCAGTTCCTCGCCGGTCACGAATTCCCGATCCGGTCCGAACGTGTACCCAGCGTCCTCGACGCCATCGATCCACTGCCAGTCGTCCTCAAAGTTGACAGATAGCTTGTGATCGAAGTCGCCGGGTGTTGGCGTTGGCGTGATGTCGGCGGTGCCTGTGTAGTCCAGGAATGGACCGTACTGGATGCCGTCCACCACGTCGCCGACTTCCGGGATCCATGTAACTGGACCGATGAACGAATATGGAACGATCTTGATCGCCATTAGCTCACCCTCGTTCTAGCGCCCGTGGTGTAGTTGTAGGTCACCGTCGCAAGCGTCGTGGATCCGTTGGTATCCTTGAATACCAGCGTCGCGGTCCCGTTGCCGTTGTCGGTCACCTGCACGGAACCAGTCGCACCGGATGCCGCCAGCTTTTGAAGCACAAGCGCCGCCGATAGCTGAGTATCGAGATTGGCCGATGCAAGCCCAACGGCGGAACGAATCACGTCGTCCGCGTCGGTATCTGCCCACACCGCGTCGGCAATCGTCGCTGCCGTTGGTGGTGTAACCAACAGACTGTATCCGGTCTTGTCATTGTTCACGCCCACATAGGCCACGATCCGGCCATCCTGCAACGAGGCAGGGAGTCGGCTTTGGATGTCCTGAGTATCAACCTCGATCGCATCAACCACGCCATCGACCACCACCACCAGATCGCGGATCGTATCCAGGATGCCAGTAGTTGGATCGGTTGGCGTCGTGCCGCTTGCCGGGATCCCAAGGATTGCCCTGATCGCTGTCCGTTCGTCAGATGTCCAATCGGTCGCTCCACCACCGCCGCCGCTTGGCGCCTGCTCAAGGGCGTTGGTCGTGTAACGATAAACGGCTCCATCAAGCTCGACCATCGTATCCAGTTTATCGGTCACGGTCTTGATCGCACCAACTTCGGTATCGACAAAATCATCGATCGCATCAACCGAAGTCTGCGTTGCTCGGCTCGATACGGTCGTGTTGAGGTTATCAAGAATCCACTTGCCGATACTGCCCGCTGTGTTCAGTGCGGAGGTCAACGCATCCCAGATCGCTTGGATGCCTGCCGTGCTCAGCGAGTAGCCGCCCTTGTCGTTATTGGTTCCGACGGTCACACGCCCGGACGAATCGCCGGTTGGCAATCCACCGTTCGCACCTGCTGCTGCGTTCGGCAGTGCCGTCAATCCGGCTCGTACCGAATCTTGGTAGTTCACCTGATCCAACTCAATCTCTATGTCGACTGGGTACATATTAGCGACACCGCGCAAGCAAACCTGGGCGGACCTTGCACCAGCGGCCAATGCTGCATCCGGGATGCCGATCTCGTACCGTCCAGCCCTTGATCCGCTTGCAACGATGCCACCGCTGGTATACGTACCGAGAGTCGCGGAAACGGGTGTCACGCTAGTCCAGGATGATTGGCCCTGGCGACGGTATTCAAAGACTAGACCGCTGCTGGAATGCGTAACACCGGACAAGCCCGCGCCGGTCGTGCTCGACGTGTCGTGGATGATTATCTCAAGAGTAAACGACGTGATCCCGGCTGTGGTTTTCCGCTTCATTCCGCAAACCCTCCACACATTCCGGGACGAAAGAACATACCGCCAGCACCAGCCGAATAAAACGGCTGTTCAAACAGCTGACACGTCGCCGTTCGCCACGTCGCGCTGTTGGTTACAGAAACGTTTGTTGACGCCCACGATGAAGCGTTCGCGTTGGTGTCATGGCTCGCCATTTCCCAGCCGGTTCCAACCAGATTCGATCGATTGGTCATCCCGCTTGGTGCTGTCTCCAGTGCGTTGGCGTCGCTTCTCATCGCAGCAAACCCAAGGATCCATTGGTCCGTGTTGGTTCGATCGTTCGCTACCGGGATTGCTGCATAGTTGACGGTGGTCGATGTCGCTAGGTTACCGGCACCCAAACCGGGAACCAGCACATTGTTGCCGGTCGGACGGTAGACAACAGCAATGATCCCGTCTGCATTGGTCCAAGTCCCGCTGGTCTCGCTCGATGTTTGCGCCACCTTGTAGGCCAAGCGAACACCAGTGAGCGAACCGGTAAGCGGGAATACGTTGATCCAGCCGGACGGCAAAGACGGGGCGGTCGCCACCCCATCATTAAACGCCCAAATGATGATCGTATCACCAGCCGCATGGGTCGGCAGTGTGATCGTATCACCCGCATTGGTCGCTGCACTGATGAAGCTGATGCTCACAGGCTAGGCTCCGTAGCGGGGTCGCCGTCCCATTGAAGCATCGCACGGTTGTACTCGTTCCAGCGCTCGGCACCGCTTGTCAATCGGTCCCGTTTGAGCGCCCCCAGTTTCGCCGCGCGGTATCCTTCGGCAATCTTGACCGAATCCTCGGCCAATCCAGTCATCTCGCAAGGGCTCGCAGGTCGCCTTCCAGCGTCGGCAATCGCCGTCGTCAACGGATGCCCGATCGATCGCAATGCCGCGTTGAACGCTTGATCGCCAATAGGCAAACCTGCACCCGTCCCCTGAGCGAACGCCCACCCCATGCCGATCGAATTGAGGAACGATTCAAGCGTCGGCATATTCTGCGGCCCGATAATCTGAGCAATGCCGATCAGAGACCATCGATCAGGATCAACATACGTCCGCGACTTCGCAAGCGCCGCCGCAACGGCTTCCGCCTCGGTCATCTCTTCCCAATCTGGTAGCTTCTCAATCAACGTCCGATAAGCGCTCATTGCATCCTCACGGCAGTAAGTTCGTTTGGATCTCGAACGGGCCACCATCGCCCGCATTGATCGCGGCTTCCGTATCCGCTGCGTTCCGTAATAGCTCGTCGATCATCTTCAACTCGCGGTATAGGCCATCCTTGTACCCCACGTGGTCAACGGTCGTTCCGCCGTCGGTCGATCCGATGTTCGGCTTCCCTCCTGCCTTCGTCGAATTCAGCAACGATAGCTCGGTTACGATCGCTGCCCGGCGAGTCTGCAAACCAACGATATAGGCGCTCGGCATTACTTCCTCCGTCGCTTCCGCACTGGCTCGACCGGCTCGACCACCTCAGACGTTTCACGCGAAACCTGTACCGGCTCGGGCAACGTTTCACGCGAAACCTGTTCAACACCCACCACCGACACGTCACCGCGAACACCCCGCAACCGTGCAAGCCTGATCGCTTCCGTCTCATCCGTCGCACCGTCAACCGTCACCGATATCCCGCCGTCGAATCGTACACGATGCATAATCACTATCCCCCAAAAAAGAAAATGGACCGGCACCGCCGAAGGAGAGAACGGCGGCCCGGCCCTGCGGTTGTTTCACGGCACGCACCGCGAATCCGGGAGTGAGCGCCAGCCTAGTAGACCGACAGCCCCCTGTTCTCCATCCATTCAAGTTCCTCGGGCATCGCCTGCCCTGTTGCTCGCCACTTCGTCCGGATCATCGCCGCCCGTTGATGATCGGCCAACACCTGCTTCCGCTGCTCCATGCCCTTGATCATCTCAACTTTCAACTCACATCGGACTGGATCCAATTGCCGTCCGGGTCGCGTAGGGTCAGGCGTCGTGGCACAAAAGAACCGTTTGGCCTCGGATTCGTCGCACGCTTCGATGTCCCGAACGGGAACCGTCGCTTGATGCTTGGCGTCACGCGGGCCAACCCGGAACACGTAGCCGTCACCTTTGTGCACCGCACCATCCTGCAGCAACGGCAAGCCGCCTGCCTTCCGTGCTTCTAGGTCCGCCTCGATCTTCGCGAGTTCGGCTTTCTTCTCCGCTAGCAACCGATCCACGTCGGCCAGTTGCTCCAGCGTCCCCTTCTTCGTCTCTGCCATGTTCGCTCCATCAATGAAACTAGGATGCACCCCTGAGAGATGCACCCTAGTTTATTCGTTGCATTTTCAAACACGCAAGATCAGGAGGTCGACTTGGCCATGTAGAGCCGATCCATCACAGCCGCCGCCCCTCGCTCGGAAACCTTGAACCGGGCCACGATATCCCGCTCGAAGGATGCTTCGCTGTTGGCTGGTGCCTGCTCCAGTCGGAGAGGCCAATTTTCCATGTAAGCGAACGCCTTCTTCGGCTGGCCATAAAACCAGGTCGTATCGCTGGAGGTACGCTGCTTGACGTACTGGCCAGAGATAACACGGACCGGCTGGTTCAGGCTGTTGCCTGGAGTCTCGGTCTCGATCGTGCTGCTGGTCGTCTGCCGAATCAGCGTGCTGTTGACGATCCGGAACGCGGTATTCTGCAGGGCCTTCGGCACCAACAGAACATCGGGACTGATCGCAATCGGCTCGCCGCTGGTCGGATCGGTCAGAGCGTTGAAC